CATTTGTACCGTTCGTTCCGTTAGTACCGTTTGTTCCATCTGTACCATTAGTACCCGCGTAACCGGAAACAATAATACTAGCGGTTGCCCAATTAATCGATGTAGTTGTATCGGTTGCCGGCGCTGTAATAGGAACGGTTGCCGCATACAAAATATAGCCGGCGGTTGGCGCGGTAGTAATTGAAGTTGCCCAACCGCTAGGGGCGGTATATGCGCCGCTTGACCATGTGTAGGTAGATGTACCGCTAATGGATGGCGTTGATAACGCCCATTGGTAAACCGTAGGGCGCGCCGTTTGAACGCCCGTAGTACCCGCCGCGCCATCATCAACAATAGCCATTGTTACGGTTCTAGTAATCGCGGTTGCTAAGTTACTACCGTTAACAGTTAAAGAAGCGGTAACGCTTGTTGCGCCCGAATTGGGCGTAATGGTAATGGTAGATGCAGAACCGGTTGTAGGCGTTGCGCCGGTAATTGCCCATGCATATGTTGGCGATGTAACATTTTCCGTTAGCGCCGTAAGCGTTGCCGTAGATGGCGTAATAACGCCGGCGCTTGATTTGCTAAATACGGTAAAGCCGGAAATATCGACTAGAGGACCGGCTTGCCCAACGGGGGCTACCGGATTCCAAGAAAACGCGCTACTTGCTGTACTTAAAGCGGATTGCCCAATTTCATTGCCAACAATGTACGCAAAGTAATAAGTTCCGGTATTGATCGTATTGTTTGTAAATGTATAGTTAAAGTTGTTGCCAATTGGTTGGCTATTGCTTGAACTAGCGGATGCAAGTAACTTCCAATCCGATGCGCTAGGCGTTGCGCTTGTTGTAAAGAAAAGGTTAATAAAAGTAACGCGCCCCGTAACCGGTACAAAAACTTGTACGCTAACATTTGGAACAACCGCGCTAGGAAAACCGGTAGCGGTTGGCGCGGTTAATGCTGAAAAGAAAACGGGCGATGATAAGCCGCTATTTGGGATAGGCGTAAATTGCGTTATATCCTGATCGTCATAAACTTGCGCGTTGTATTCGTTAAGTTCAAGTTTTGCGCCTAGCGAACCATCCGGCAAAGATGCTTCGTTAACTTTCATTACGCGGAATAGTTTGCTTGACCAACCGTAATCGGCATTGGTAACGCTAACTACATCGCCGGCTTCTACTTGGATGCCGTAATAGGTTGTACTAAAGCCAACAATTAAATCTTCGCGCGCTTGTTCTAGCAAACGGTTTGCAAGGTAATGCGCTTGTACGCTTTCATTTACCAAATCATATGTAATTGAATATTTGTTAACGGGTTCATTTGGATATAACAAACCGCTAGGCGTTTCAATGTTTACAAACGCGGCTTGATCGCGGTTTTCTTTAAACGGAAATCGCGCTTCAACTTGATTAATGGAACTTGTAATATCTGTTGCGCTTACGCGGATTTCGCCAATAATATTGTTATCGTTAAACGCGTAGGCGGCGGTTTCTGCTTTGTTAACAACTACTGACCATTGCCCTAAAGCGGCGTTGTAAGTTAACCAAGAATCGCAAGCGGACATGATGCGATCAATGTTGCTAAGAACCGATTGCCCCGCATCTAGTACGCCGTTAATTCTATAACGCGGTTGCGTTGCCGGATTGCCGCTACTATTTGTAAATGTAATTAGTTGATCGCCATACGCGTTTAATGCCGTTGCGCTTGCGCTATTAACAAACGCCGCATCTACCGCGCCGCCGTAAACAGAATTGGTAATGTAATCGTACCAAACATCGCCGGCTTTCGCTACGCCCGTACCGTTAAGCGTATGCGCTATTTTAAATGTAATAGGTTGAAGTTGGGTTGTATCTGCATCGCGGTTATAAATCAACTTAACAATAGCAAAACCCAAACCGTTCATTTGCCGCGTACCAACCCATCGTTGCCCCGCCGCAATATCGCTACCGCCCATTACCGTACTAGGCGCGGATGCGCCGTTAGCGGATGTAATAGTGCCGCCCGCGGTAGATGTATAAAGGTTAATGTATAGATTACCGCTAATCTTTGTATCTACATTTCCGGCTTCATCGGTAAGGCTTACTACCTTAGTTAAATCGCTACCATCAAATGTAATTTTTCTATCACCGTAATACATATCGGTTCTATCAAAAGTAAATTGACCATTAGAGCTAATACTTGAAATAGCCAAAACATAGTACATAGTTTTTTGATCGGTAGTTAATACCGCATCAACAAAAGTACCGCCCATGTATGCGTTGCCATAAGCAATAGGGATAGCATTAACCGCGCTTGGCGGTACTTGTTGGCGTACCCCCATATCTTGTTGCGTTTCGGGATTTTCGGCAAATACGCGCGTAATAATTAAGGAAAGCGCAAAGTTAACGGCAAAGGTAGCCACGGCATAACTCATGCCCAATTCCATAATTGCAAATGCTACTAATGTACTTACCATTTTTTATTCCCTAACAAAAGTTGCGCCAAGGGCTTTGTACCCGCGGCGCGTGTAATCGATTAGCGGACCATTGGCGGAAATCGATGTACAAACAAAATCTACTTCACCCGTTTTTAACATTGCTTGCGCCTGTTCATCAAATGCTTTCCAAAGCCGCCCGCCAACCGTTCCGTTACGGTGTTCGGGTTCTACCCACCATAACAATTCGTTTAATTCTTTTACTTTTGGCGACCAGATGTTAGAAGTTTTGTAAGCGATGATTGCGCCGCGCAAATGCGTATCCACATAAATGAAGCCGCGCCCTTTAATGATGCTAAACAATAGTTCTTCAACATACCTAGGAAAATGATTACACGGTTCGCCAAGTTTTTTAATTGGGTTTTCATAAGAATACGCTTCTACAATTTCTAACAATCTTGGTATATCGTATCTTGTTGCTTGTCTTATCATATTTTTTTTTAGTTAATTACTGCTATCACCGCCGCCGGCATCCATTGTTGTTGTTGTTTCGCTTGCTTGTGTTTGCGTTTTAGGCGGCGAACCAAAATCAAAAAATGTATTTGAAATTTCACTTACGCGGTTCATCGATGTATCGCCGGCATAAATAAATTGCCAACTATTTTGATTTGTTTTGATGCCGGATAATCTGTTTTCCAAAATGCGGCGCATGGATGAACAAGAAATAGAACAAGTTGCAATACGGGTTCGCATTTCAGAATTGAAATCTTCTGTAATTGAAACGCTATTAATGATGCCTTGGTAGCGTTTAAAAAATTGCGTTGTAGGCGTAGTAATGATTTGGTTGTTTGAATCAAAGAACCCGCGCCATACTTCTACCAATGAACCTTTAATATCGCTACTAAGAATTAAAGAAATGTTTGCCGATGCAATCCCCGTTAACGCAATCGTCATATCATCCGATGTAGCCTTAATATCGCGTTGTACATCGCCAACGCTAAGTAACGCGCCTAGATTGGAAAAGGTTATGCCGCCAACCGGAATAGGCGCGGCGGCGTTACAGAATGTATAAACCGTACCGGCATTACCAACGGTAAGTTTTACAAATTCCGCATGGTTAATCTGCGAACCCGTTACCGCATTAATTGTTGTCATGTTATGTATTCCCTAAAAACAAACGCCGAATCCCATTGAACAAACGCCCCATCCGTCATCGGGTTAAGCGTATATGTTGGGCATGATTCCGCAACAACATTAAATGTACAAGCCGTTCCTAAGAAAACCGTTGTACCCGATGCGGGCGTACCAATCAACGGGCGATGAATGCTAACCGATGAACCCGCGCTATCCGCGGTAATCTTGTAAACATAGCCGCTAACCATTATGAAATCGCCGGCTTTAAATGTACCGTTTGAATTTAGCGCAAGCGTTTGCGTATTAGCCGCGGGCGCGCCGTTTAGGGTTGCCGCCGTAGCCGTTCCGCGCATCTTTACAAACCATTGTAGATTTGTACTTGCAAAACTAATCTGTTCCGGTAGTTGCCTATCTTTGTTATCAATAGTTTGGATAATATCCCGTACTTGCGGATAGTAAAGATACGCATGGGGTTGAATAGTAAAAACCCAAGGTACGGCGGTTAGATATTGCGCTACGGTTATGTAGCCGCTACGCGCTACTTGTTGCCCAACCATACGTCGGTTGTTTACCGCCATTGATTGTTGTATATCAAAAATGGTTTGGAAACTCATGCCCTACCCCTATTAACCGCTAACGATTTGTTAGCGTACTGATTAGCCGCCCAAATCGCGTTAGAACTACCGTACAAGCGTTCTTCAAACGATTTGGTATCGATGGCATTAATGTAGTTGTTTGTAACCATCGTAGTACCGCCCATGCCCGCTAAAGCATGGTTAGGAATGATTGTTCCGGCGGTACGGGGTACAAATAGTTCCGGACCGCGTTCGCCAACAATGCTTGCTTTGCCTACGGGCGGGTTGCCGCCATCCGCAAATCCTAAACTTCCGGATACTTCCATACCGCCCTTATCATTCATAAAACCAAACCCGCCTAAAAGCGTTTTGAAGATAGATGATGCGGATGCTTTTAATTGAATGGCAATCAAATCTTGGATGATGCTACGCGCCAAACTTTTGAACGATAACTTGCCGGTTCTAACAAAGTTATCTAGCGCGCTTTCCATGTTGCCCATTACAGAACTAAAAGCCTTTGCGCCGTTTTCTAATTCTGTAGGTAGATCGCGGAAAAACCTTGCGCCTTCTTTCATAAAGCCTTCGCCAAATGTTCCTTCGCGTTGCGCTTTAACCGCTTGGTTTTGTGCGCGTAAATAGCGTTCGGTTGCATCGGCTAATGCGTTTTCCCTATCAATCAATATTTGCTTGCCATCGGCATCTAACAAATTATTGCGATTAATTTCTTGAATAGTATCTAATCTTTTTTGTTCTGCTAAATATAAATCTTTTATTAGTTGGGCATCTTCCGAACGCAATTCTTTTGTTCGTTGGTCAATAGCAAATAATTCATTTTTAATTTCTAATTCGCGTTGTTCTTTTTCAATACGCTTGGCTTCATTTGTATATGCCGCTACTTGTTGCCCTTCAATATCAAAAAGTGTTTTAGCGTATTTTTGTGCTTCGCGGTTTAAATCCGCAATCATTTTTAATCTGCGGCGTTCTGCTTCTTCGGCATCTTTATCGCGGGGTTTGATAACCGTTCTACCCGTTGGGGTAGGCTTAGAAGATGATGATGCCGGCGCAGATGGGTTCATTACCCTATCGTAGAAATCATCTAACGCTTTTCGTTCTTGTATTGTTTTCTTTATGTAGGCATCGTTTTCCGCTTCGGCGGTTGCCCAATTTTTGTTAATTAAATTGCCAACATAATTGCCAATAGCAAAGATTTCGCCAAAGATTGCTTTAACAACATAAAGAACATTTGCGGCAACAACGGCAACCGATTGAAAAACTATTTTGAAAGCAGTTCCAAAATCATTTGTTTCGCCATTTAATTCTTTTAAGAAATCGCTAAATGCTTTTAGAGTTGGACCAACTTCGGTAGCAATAACCAACATCGTATTGCGCGCATTTTGTTGCAATACATCAAACATTTCAGCGGCTTGTTTAATCGCTTCTTCTTGTTCTTTAGTTACGGTATTTGCCTTTGCCATATCTTCAGCAAATCCAATAGCATCTACGCCTTTAAATGATTTGCCAAAAATTTCCATTCCCTTTGCATTACGGGTAACGGAATCTTCCATTTGCCCAAGATTTTTAACAACCTTGTTCAATAATTGTTCTTCAGAAAGTTTACCTAAATCTTGTAGGCTAATTCCTAATTTAGCGGCGGTTTTTTGGGCATCAAGCGAACCACCCGCGGCATCATCAATAAACTTTGTAAACGATGCTAAAAGTTTTCCCGAATCACTTGCTTTGCCGCCCGCGTTAGCAAGTGCATTAGAAAGTTTAAGAACCGTTCCAATAGCAACATCATTTGCTTTGGCTACATCGGCTAATTCATCGGCATATTGAAGCGCCGCGGCGGTAGCGGCAACCAAAGCGGTTGCGCCTATCTTGCCAAATTTTTCTGCGGTTTGGCTAAACTGTTCTAACTTTTTACCGGCTTGTTCAATACCTTTATTGAATTCCGCGGTATCTAACCCTAGCACTACGCCAAGGCGGGCAATCATATTAGCCATCTTTTACCCCAAACAATGTTTTATCAAATCCTTGCGCCTGTTGCATAAATGCTAATAGGCTATCGTTTACCGCCGCTTTTTTGTGTTCTTCAGATAAAGGCGGGTAGATGTAATCATACGCACTACCCAAAATGTTGGCTAGTTTATATGGCGGCGAACTTGCGGTACGCATATAGTTAAAAACCCCGTTTGTAAGGGTTGCCAATTGCGTAAGAACGCCATAATTCCCAACTAACCCAT